GGCGAGTTGAATGCTACCTGCACTGAAGATAATTTGATTGAAACCGTCGGAAAGTTCATTAAAGCGTTAAATCAAACAGATTTATTTTTAGCTACCGACCCAGAGCTTTTCCAGGTTAAAGAAAACCTATATGAAATTGCCAAAAACATGTTGTCTGAGCTAACTACCGCGTTAATTTGTAAGCCAAAGGTTAGTTTCACCGGATACTCGACCAATAAATATTCTTTCGATTTTAAGATCAACGATTTACTAGTCGATGCCTTACCGCCATCCGGAAACAGTATCAACTCTTGCATAGCTAAAGTAGTCGATATCAGAGCAGCGCTTTCCGATGAAAGGGAGAAAAACTTTTATCCAACTGCTTTAATTGACGACAGATTCGTTGATAAAAAAGACAAGCATATAAATGGATTTTTGAAAAAATTAACAACAATAATGAGCGCCTATACTTTTTCCCAAGCTCCTAGTCTCATTGAAAGATCTTCTTTCCTTTAATTCAGCTGCACCGCCCCCAGGCGGTTTTTTATTGCCGCGAGAGCGGCATTTTTGTTGCCTAAAAGAAACAATCTGCTACGAATAGCTAACATGATGTTATTCATTACATAACAGTTTGCTTGCGTTTTAACATAACATTATGTTATTCTTTCCTCATCAAGCAAACGTTCTTTAAAAATCCTTCTGAAGCTTGTCAAGAAGGAAAGGGGTTCTAAGGCCGAGTAAACCGAAAGGCTATGAACTCAAGCGGGCGGCGAGTGAATTGCGCCCAAGCAATCAGATCGAAAGTGAAGATGCGGCAGAGAGAATGCTGAAAGTGTCAAACGTTAAAGTCGTGTAGCACCGGTAGGGGCCGTTCAGCAAAGACAGTTCGCAAATTAAAGCGCGTTTTAGGCTAAATCAGTTCAGTCTCCAGAACTAATGCGTTTTAATTTCTCAAAAAACAGTTGCTACATATCTTGGCATATCTTGGCATATCCTGGTTTAAGCCTGTTGTTCAGCAATTAGCATAGGTTAAAATCTGAAAACCATAGAGGAGGAAGTAATGGAGATTGATAGCTACACAGTGCCATCACGTTCTTCTGTCAGAAAAGCGGGTAAGACTTTAGTTAGCGCTACTGATACAGACGAGAAGGCAACCGCTCTTAGAGTTTTAAGCTCTTGGAGAACTGCACACGCTGTACCTATTAACACCCTTCAAGCATTTCTCAGAAAGAAGGTTAAGGATCTACATTTTTCTTCACCTATCGTCGCCCAGAGATTGAAACGAACGCCTTCGATTATCAGTAAACTTGAGCGATTTCCTTCAATGGATCTCGATAGAATGCAAGACATCGGAGGAATTAGAGTAGTAGTAAATTCAATCCACGACATAAATAGACTTTACAGCGAACTAAATAGCAGTAAATTCAAGCATCAGCTTGTTTTACCCCCGAATGATTACATCAAAGAGCCTAAACCAGATGGATATAGAAGCCTTCATCAAGTGGTGAAGTACCGGAATGTAAAACATCCTGAATTTAATGACTTGCGAATCGAATTACAGATAAGGACAAAATTACAACACTCCTGGGCAACGGCAGTTGAAACTCTCGGGATGTTAGAGAAGTGTTCGCTAAAGAGTGGCGAGGGGGATGAAAAAATAAAGAAATTCTTCAAAATTGCTAGTGCTCTTTTTTCAATACAAGAGGAGAGCCCTGTGATAGATGAGTTTAAAGGGAACTCTAAACCCGAGTTGATCTTTAAATTTAAAGAGTTGGAAGATGAACTTTCTGTGCTTAGAAAGCTAGAAGGAATTGCAGTCTCAGCACGACACATTCAGACAACCAATCCAAACTTTATGGGTTATCACGTCATCCAATTATTTGCTAACCAAGGAAAGGTCCGATTGACTGCGTTTGATGATCCATCGGACGCAGAAAGTTTTTATTACGCAAAAGAACTGGAGACAAGAAATAATCTAGATACGGCTGTTGTTCTGATGTCCGCTGGAACTTTGAAAGACATTAAGCGAGCTTATCCGAACTACTTCTTGGACACAAAGGATTTTTTGAAAAATATCAAAAATATAACCAACTAAACACTAATCAACTTATTTCCAAGCTCGCTTCGGCGGGCTTTTTTGTTACCTGTAAACAAGGTTAATTATGAAATTTGAACCCAAAAAATTGAAATTCGTTCACGAGTTTCCGGAAGATCGGGAGTGGCTGGATGAAGAACGTCTCAAGGCCAAGCTGGTTTATTACGATGCCGTGATGATCGGTTCGATCAGCTATGACAGTGACGCCAAGTTATTCAATATCTGGTTTGAGGATTTCAAATACAAATATCCTAACCAGACAGCGGAAAACTCAGTCAAGCCAATGGAGATGCAGAAAGAGAACAATCATTGTTTTGAAACTCTCAAGATCTGCAAGGAAGTAATTTCCGAGGTTCTGACTAAGTTCCTTCCGCAGGTCGAATATATCCGGCCAGCGTTTGAGGAAAACGAATCCAGCCTGGATCTTTAAAACCAGTGACACCCCGGAAAGACGGGGCTTCTTCAGACCATCTTCATAAGCTCCCCAGGCTTTTACCAATAACTGTTAGTTCCAGTTCAGCGCTTAAGGGAGCTTTTGAATGTGGTCTTTTTTACATGGTTTTAAAGGAGAGAAAGAATGGACCTGCTAGTAGATGAACAAAAACAGATTTTTGATGTTGCTGTTGAGGACATTTTGAAGGAGCGCGGCTCTGCAATCTGTCTCACTGATGCTCTTAAGTATGCAGAGCGCGCTGTTGTTTCCGCCCTGCTCTCTGGAAAGGAAGAGATAACGCTTGATCTGGCTCACGTTGTTTCGACTGCTGAAGCCCAGAAGGAAGTCAAGGCGCTCTTTAAAGAGTATGCGTCGAATTTCATTTCTGATCTGGTGTGGCAAACGATTGACCGAGACATCTATCCAGATGTTAAAAATTAAGGCCTTTACAAGTCTCCATGAAAGTCGCTAAACTTATCTTGTCTGCAAAAAAACAGACACGGGATTAGCCTCCCGAGTTCTAGTGGCGTGTAGGCCGCCAATGATCGTGAAAGCGGTTTTTGTTTTGCCTACAAGAGATGACCTAGCGGATTGTTAGGCCATCGCCCTTATTAGGGTTTATATGAGGTCGCGTTTCGCTACCCCATCCTAATGTCTCTAACGGGCGGAACAAACGGGGCACTTCGGTGCGCCGTTCCACTAGACGGTAAGGCTAACCCGTTTGTTCCTGCTCACCCGATTAGCCTCGGTCGCAGGGTTAAAACTCTAGTGGAGACATTAAATGTCAAATACGTTAGCTTTCACATTTGAGAACACATCGTTAACGATTCTTGGCGATATCCTTAACCCGCTTTTCATAGCTAAACAAATTTGTGATGTTCTTGGTTTCGCAAACCACAAAGACGCTATTAAAAACCACGTTGATCCTGACGACATCTTTAAACTCGAGATGAACGATCGCTTGAATCGTAAGCAAACAGTCAACTGCGTAAACGAAAGCGGCCTGTACGCCTTGATCTTCGGTTCGAAGCTTCCGAAAGCGAAACAATTCAAGCGCTGGGTCACGAATGAGGTCCTCCCGGCAATCCGAAAGCAAGGTTGTTATTCAGCTCAGGAGCAGGACAACGCATTAATCTCCAACGAGCAGCAGTACGAACTCTCCAGCCGCGTGATGCGCAAAACTCATGCCCTGTTTGGAAACAAAAACTACAGCTTTGTTTACCGAGCACTCAAGAGACGCTTCCGTATTCCGCGCTACACCTGCCTGCTGCAAAGAGATTTTGAGGCCGCGCTTGCATTCGTTGACGGCCTGAAAGTTTCGGATTTCAACGTCCCTGATGTAAAGGAGCGAGAAGTTCCTCTACAAAATTACGTCGTTCAGTATCCGAGCTTTACGATTAGTTCTTCGAGTTCTGTTCCGCTTCCGGCTATTCCGGAAATTCCTGTCAGTGAGCATTACATCACTGACAACGAACTCCAGGCGATCAAGTCTTTGATTTACTACTTCGACGACCTGTTCAAGCCGCAAATTCAGTGGGCCTCAAAAGAGGCCTACAGGCAGGGACGCCCTGACGCCTCCCGCTTCTACGATGTTTGGCATGAGCCGATGTGGTTCATCAGCCGAATGAGACAACTTGTTTCTCGTAACTCTTAACTTCTCTTCTTAAATCCCCGCCTGAGCGGTAAACAAACTGAACTCCTTGGAGCTCGGGTGGGGAGCCTTTTGCCTATCGGAGGCAATCATGAATAAAAAATTTGATGATCTGTTAGAGGACGATCTCGCATGTTTCCTCTGCGCTCTGATCGCCTTCGCCCTGTTTTTCGGTACGTTGACCTTAGTCCTGGGCGCCGATGCCTTTCAGCGGTGGCTGCTATGCATGTAACTCCGAGAACGTGCCCCGGGCCAGGAGATCTCTGGCAACTGAGCTGGCAGGAAGAAAAACGCCAAGCCGAATATGAACGGCTCCTTGAGGATTTCTTTGAGAAATACATCCCTCGCTACTGCGACGAGCGGATCAACCAACTTGCCGAAGAGGGTGGGGATGAACGACATCCTGAGATTGAGCCCGTGTTTGATGAGTATCTGAAGAAAAACGAATGGCAGTAATTACTGACGCAGAGCGTAAAAAACAGCGCAACCGAGAAGTGAAGCGCGAGTACTACGCAAAAAACAAAGAAAAGAGGGTTGCGCAGAGCAAAGAACGGTATCGCAAAAGACGAGAAGAAGAATTAGCCCTGCAAAACGCTAAACCTCCAATCCTTCCACAGACACCGTTTTCAGCGCTATTTACAGATTTTTTTATTGATAGGAATCCGAAAAAATGACTAACGAACAAAGAGCCGCCTGGTTAGAGGGTCGGCGTACGGGTATCGGCGGATCGGACGTTGCAGCGGTTCTTGGGCTGAATCCGTGGAAGACGCCGCTGGACGTTTGGAACGATAAGCTCGGGCTTTCTGAAGATAAAGAAATGTCCGAGCCTGCTTACTGGGGAACCGTACTTGAAGACACGGTCGCAAAAGAATTTCAGCTGCGCACCGGCAAGAGAGTTCAAAAGGTTTCTCACCAGTTCGCTGATCCGGAAACTCCTTGGGCGATTGCAAACATCGACCGAGCAATTATCAATCCTGAGATTGCCGGAAAAGTTCGGCCCCTTCTGAAGGTTGAAGAAATTGAGAAGTATGCCGACATCACGGGCGTCGAGCGCATTATTAACACGGATGTCGCATTTGAGGCTAAGACGGCAAACGCTTTTACCGCCGATCTCTGGGGCCCGAGCCAGGAGCTCGAGATTAAACAAAACAATCTGAGAACAGAGCACGTAATTCCGCTTTACTACGAAACTCAGATTCAGTGGTACTGCGGCATTCTGAAGCTCAAAGGAATGTATCTCGCGGTACTCATCGGAGGTTCCGACTTTCGAATGTACTGGGTCGATGCTCGTCCGGATGTGTTTCAAGTGATCAAAGAAAAGTGTTCCAGATTCTGGAACGAAAACGTTCTGAAGAAGATTCCGCCTGACCCGATCAACATTGATGACGTACTTCAGCTATATGGAAAAAGTAACGGAAAAGCTGTGGAGGCTCAAGGTGAGCTTGCTATTGATTATGGTGAGTATGCACGTATTGCTGGTGAAATTAAGGAACTTAAAAAGCAGCAGGACGCGCTCAAAACCAGAATTGCAATAAGCATGAAGGACAACGAGATTCTCACGCTTGACGGCAAGAAGGTTTTGACGTACAAGACCCAGACATCCAAGCGCTTCGACTCAGACTCTTTCAAACAGGAACACCTGAATGATTACTTTGACTATCTAAAAGAGAGCTCCACTCGCGTCATGCGTGTGTGCGCGTAACCTTTTAGGTTGATGGCTACACAAAATGAGCAGGGTTTCTACTGATAAAAAGAGCGGTTTTGTGTAATATTCGCTTCGAGCACTACAGTACGGTGCAACAAGAAAAGGCTTTCTCGGTTGAGCCGGATCAACCGAGCCAAATTCCCTCCAAGCCTGCACAAGCGGGCTTTATTTTTGTCCTTTTTGCCAAGTCAGCTTCAGGAGAGCTCATACAAGAAGTGGCATGTGCAAATTTTGCACATATGGCCTCTGACGAAAGAGAGATATCATCCGTCTGCCACCCGCACGGTGGCTTTCTTTTTGCCCTGAGCGTACCTCTGACTTATTTCCCGTAACTCTTAATCAACCCCAGCCCCTCCAGTTCGAGGGGCTTTTTCATAGGAATTAAATTATGTCCACATCCGACCAACTCGCCGCAGCAGTCGGCGCACCCTCTGCACCAGTAGCCAAACCAAAGACAAAAGCTCCGGCAATCGTCCAGCAGGTTCTGTCCGACCAGTTCAAAAAACAACTGGCTCTCGCTGTGCCAAAGCATTTAAGCCCGGACAGAATGGCAAGAATTGCCGCGACCGAACTGCGTAAAACTCCAGCCCTTCTCAATACCACTCCAGCCTCATTCCTAGGTGCTGTCATGCAGTCGGCACAACTTGGCCTTGAGCCTGGTTCTGCCCTCGGCCAAGCCTACCTAGTTCCTTATGGAAATCAGTGCCAGTTAATTCTTGGCTACCGCGGCATGATCGATTTGGCCCGTCGCTCCGGACAGGTTTTGTCCCTCTCAGCTTTTGCTGTCCACGAAGGTGACGAGTTCAACTACCAGCTTGGATTGCATCCGGACATTCATCACGTGCCGAGTTGTGAAGCTGACCGCGTTAAAAAGCCCATCACTTTTGTCTACGCTGTCGCAAATCTGCGCGGTGGCGGATACCAGTTCGAGGTCATGTCTCGCGCCGAGGTCGAAGCTGTTAAAGCCAAGGCCAAATCTAAGAATATTTGGAACAACTATTTTGAGGCTATGGCCCTTAAGACCGTTATCCGCAGGTTGTTCAAATATTTGCCTGTTTCAATTGAGGCTCTGCAGGTGGCTAATGTTGACGCGAAACGAGAAGCCGGGGAAAAGATCGACCCGAACGACGTAATCGACATCAATGCCGTCAGCGTCGAGGATTTCAAAGACATCGAAGATGGCGAGGTCGTTGGAACATCTCAGGACGCTCCGGTGGAGACAATAAATAAGTAACCATAAGCCCTGCGAGAGCGGGGCTTCTCTTTTGGAGAAATAAATGTGGAAGATTAAAGACCCTGAATTAAAAGCGAAGGTGAATCAATTCTTCACGGATAAAGAAATTCATGAAGAATTTGAAAAAAACACCGATTTATATAACTACTTCCGATTATCTACCGTTAACAAAAAAGGTCTGTGTGTAACTATCACAGTCGAAAAAGAGTTAGTTGAATTCGTTCCTGAGTATCAAGAAAACGACTGGAACCCATATCCGACTGTAACGCCCCCGGTTGACGGGAAAAAGTGGCTTACGCAGGATGAAGACGGAAATTTAGCTATACGATCATTTGCACGCACGTTTGAAGAAGGAATCGATTACTCCTGGGAGGACCATGACGACAGACTCATCGTTGCATTCAGATCCCTCCCCGCCCCATATCAACCGGAAGAAACGAAATGACAATCTACAAAGAAATGAAATACCAAATGCGTCTCCCTGGGTACGAGACGCTTGCTGAAGGGAAAGACGGCGAGTATGAATGGAAGGCTTTATCTCTTGGAACACATCCTTGCGGTTACGTATCCATCCCTAAAAACCATCCTTTCTATGGAAAAGCCTATTGGCGCATAGAGGACAAGATTGAAGCACACGGCGGATTAACCTTTAGCGGAAAACTGCCCGGTCTTAATGGTCTTTGGTTCGGCTGGGATTATATGCACGCCGGTGATTACACCTATATGCCGGTCTATGTGTCTATTACAGACAAAAGATGGACAACGCAAGAAGTTGTCGATGAGTGTCTACGCGTAATTGAGCAATTCCGGTCCTTCGAGGAGAACTAAATGGACTTCTTCACCGTGTTTGTACTGTTCCTCGGAGGATGGGGCGGATACCTGGTCTATACGTTCCTTAAGTCAAGGGAGCATGACAAATGAACCGACTCCTAATCCGAGACTGCATTTTTAACACAGATCACGTCGCTCTCATCGCATGGACCCGTGAGGAAAACGTTTTAACAGTTTCATTGAGTTCCGGTAAGTACATGGAGTTCAAAGACTTCCCTGAAAGCGAATGGAAGAGACTTCGAGAGACGTTAGGCTTTACGGAGAAGAAAGAATGAAGTTGTTTATTTATGCCCTCTTCGGAGGGCTTTTTTAATGGAGCAAATAAATGAGCAAACCCTTTGAAACTACGTTTGCAACCCTGCGCAGAGGCGCGGCCTCAATGGAAGCAACTGAGGCCATGCAGCAGGTTGTCAAATCCGTCTACGAAACAGGAAAGCCTGCAAAACTCGTTATCGAGCTGACCGTCAAACCAAACACCAAAAACGGCGGAATGGTTGAGGCTGTGATTGTTACCGACAAGATCACAACAAAGATCCCGCAAGAAGCAGGTCAGTCGGTCCTGTTTGTTAATTCAAAAATGGAACTTGTTTCCAACCTCGACCGACAGGGAGATTTATTCCCGGAGATCGGAAAAGCAGAAAGAGCGCCGATTGATATTGATGACGACGGCGTAATTCATCATCCAACTAACTAATGGAGGAACCTATGGATGAAAAGAAAGAAGTGAAAGAGTTCACAACCGAAGAACTTGCTCAATGCATCCCGGCGCCAGCAGATTTAAAGGCGCCGTTTGTTTTTGAGGTTGAAGGCGTGCCGATGGTAGCAAAACCTGTAGGCAGACATTCCTGGGAAGTAACAGGTAGAGAAGATCTCTTGCAGGCTCCTACCAGGATCAAAAACTTTTTCCTCCTCTTCAATGACATTGAATCGTTCTGCCAATATGTCAAGGATTACAAAACTGATTCAACAAATCTTTATCTGACCAAGTCCATTAAGTCTCTGATATTCATGGCAAGTGCGGTTTTTAACGACATTAAACGCGATCAGCCGAACTGGCGGGATCAGGTTGCTAAATATGAACCTGAAAAAAGCATTGAATGGGGAGATTGGAATTCCAATAACAAGAAGCGGATGTCTCAGATCGAATTCGCTGAGTTTCTGGATGAACACATCGCTGACATTGTAGGGGATGGAAAGCGGGCGCCAAGTGCTGCAGAAGTACTTGAAGCCGTCACAAACCTGAACGATGTCCGCAACGTAACGTTCGGCTCCAAGGTCTCTTTGGCAAACGGAATGGCTTCTTTCGTCTACACAGAAAAAAGTCCTTCCGGAGCAGTTTCAGAAGGACACGTAAGCGTCCCTGCTGAATTCTTGATCGGTATCCCAGTATTTGAAGACGGTCCCGCCTACACCATTCGAGCCAAGCTCCGTTACAGGATTGACCGAAGCAGCGGAGAACTTCGGCTGTGGTACGAACTGCAACAGCTGCAGAGAGTATTTGCCAAGGCGATGGAAGCTCATGTCCAGAAGCTGGAAGAGCTTTTGTCCGGAGAACTGCCCATCTATTCCGGCCGTTAATAAATAAGCCTTTTAATCCATACGGCACTCTCAATCGAGGGTGCCAAACAAAAGCGCATTGAGAAATCAGTACGTTTTTGTTTTTATGGAGAAGTCAATTATGAAACCGATACTCGATCCGATGTGCGGCTCAAGAATGTTCTATTTCGACAAGAACAATAAGTCCGTGCTCTTTGGGGACATCCGCGATGAAACACACTGGACACGGCAATACAAAAAGTTGGAGATTCACCCGGATCAGATCATGGACGCCAGGGACCTCGAGTTTCCCGATAACTCGTTCCATCTCGTGATTCTCGACCCTCCTCACCTGATCAATTGCGGCAAAACGTCGGACATGGCCAAAAGTTACGGCGTTCTGGAGAAGGCCTGGCATGAAGACATGAAGCGGATTTTCAAAGAGGCCTGGCGTGTGCTCAAGCCTAACGGGACATTGATCTTTAAGTGGGCTGACAAGGATGTCTCTTTGGCCGAGCTCCTTTACGTACTGGAACGGCAGCCAGTCTTTGGCGATAAGAAGCCGTCGGCCAATAAAGCCGGAACAAACCGTTTCTTTTTAGTTTTCTTTAAGGATGAATGATGGGCAAAATTGAACTCACAAAAGACGAGGCGCTGCTGATGATCCGCCTCGTTTATTTTTATCTGGACTGCGCCTGCTGTATGGAAAAACGTGACAACAAAGAGATTGGGGCAAGCATGGAGCTGAAGAACAAACTGAAGGAGCAGGTAAACAAAGTGCTCCAGGAGGAAAACAATGAAGCTAACTAATGCCGTGGAGTTTTACTCGTGCCTGATTGCAATCATGGACCACTACGGCTATGACCATCAGGTGTACGAAAAATTGCCGGAAGAAGTCGATGAATTGAATACGGCCTTTGACGAATATTTTGAGGAACCGTCTCCGGAGCATTGGCACCACATCGTTGAGGAAGCCGCCGATGTCCACATCATGCTCGAACAGTTCCAGATGTTGATCACTCCTGAGGATAAAGCTGAGTTCGACAAGATTTGTATGGACAAACTGCATCGAGAAATAGGAAGAATTGAAGCATCAGAGGGACGAAAATGACAGATATTGACTATGACAAATTGTCCAGCATGGTGGCCGATAAACTCTCCAGTCAGATTGCTGAAAAGCTGATTCAGAAAACTACAAAACTCACGCTAAGCAAACCTGAGGTTGAGGTGAGAATTGGCTTTGCTCCTGGATCGTCTGCCGCCCGTGAAGTAATGAAGGATCCGAAGTTCCCTAAGCCTGACGCCTTCTCGGAAAATGGGCGTGACCGTTGGTACACAAAAGACATTGATGACTATATGGAAAACAAAAGGCACGCCCGTGCAAAGCTCGCTATTTCAGCCGCTTAGCAATTTCTTCAGCGCTCGCTCTGTAATATCTTTGGAGCATCTTTAAATCTTTGTGCCCCGTTTGTCTTGCAAGCGCCAGGACATCTAAACGGGGCGCCCCCGTTTCAGGGTCAGGCGACGCGGCCCACGTCGCAAAAGTTGCGCGGCCGTCATGAAAATTCAGACCCTCTTTTATCAGCCGGTTTTGAGAATCGTACTCAGGGCCAAGACCGGCCCTATCCCTCACCTTTCGGAATAACGTATCTCTGTTGTGATCGTTAAGTCCGCCAAATACACGTGGTTCATACTCGAGCTCCATAACTAATTTAAGAATTTCCCGAGCTCTTGCAGACAAGGCCACGTCTCTTCTTGACAATGTTTTTGTAGCCTCTGCTGGAACATGAAGCACATTGTCACCTATCCAAGAATATTCAATCTTTAAAAGCTCACCAGCTCGCATTCCCGTTTGGCAACTAAAAAGGAACGCTGCCACGGCCAACTGCATTTTGTTCTTTGGCACGGTTTTCCCGTCCCATCCGCAAGCCTGCAAAAGTTTCTCTATATCCTCGTCTGAAGCAACTCTCTCGCGGTGCTCTGGCTCCCGTGGTTTCTCCACGCCTCGGCACGGGTTCACATCTGTAAGTTCGTTTTTAATAGCGAATTGAAAAACGTCAGAGAGAATTGTCAGCTCCCGATTGACCGTGGACGGGAGCACATTCGTGTCTCTGTTTTTTGCGCGCTCGTTAAGGCGGCGTTCAATGTAGTTTTCAATCGTCTGCTTTGTGAAGGTCGATAGAGCTTTAGTCCCCAGTTTGTCCCGCTGGAGCCTTCTCAGTCGGATCTCCTCTGTACGTTTGGAGCGTTTCTGGGAAGTGACTTCGCTGATGTATTCATCAATCAGCGCGGCCAGAGTGATTGAGGAAGAGCGTTCTTCTGCGCTAATGTCTAACTCAGCCGCAAAGCGTTTTGCCTCAGAACGAGTTTTAAATGTTTTTGAGAATCGCTGTTTGTTTCCGTCCGCCTGAAGTCTGTATCCGTAAACTTCATACGTACCGCAAGGAGTTTTTCTTATTCCTGCCATATCCGCCTCGAGAATTTCCGTTAGCGTTTCCGTTAAATTTCCGTTATCTAAACCTGAATATAACGAGATATGCCAAAACGGACAACAAAAAATCCCGTAAAACCGAGGCTTGACGGGATATGACAAGTAGGTCTGGTGCCCGGGACTGGCACCATATTTTCAATATTATTCAACCAGATAGATTTAACGGTTCCGTTTAATTTCCGTTATATGGATGTAAAACGGAAATTTTTGAGGGTTTTAACGGAAATTTTCGGTTGTTGCGTAAAAGCCGAAAGAAGTCCCAATAGTACATTCTTCTAACAACTACTGAAACATTTATTTGCGGCAAACACATTTGCGCTCGTCAAAATAAATGTACTTGTCTGTGTACTAAAAAAACAGAATCCTGACTAAAAATACAAAGCTCTTGTAAACTTAAAAAAAGGCATAAGGGATTTTGATATGAGTGACAAGCTCCAGCTTTTTGGAAATGCGAAAATAAGATCATCGTGGAACAAAAAAGAGGAGGAATGGTACTTCTCAATAGTAGATGTAATTGAGGTTCTTACTCAGTCACCTTCTCCTGGAGCGTATTGGAGAAAGTTAAAACAACGCCTCAAAGAAGAAGGAAATGAAACCGTGACGAACTGTCACGGTTTGAAAATGATGGCAGCAGACGGAAAAATGAGAACAACTGATGTTGGTACTGCCGAAAACATATTTAGACTTATTCAATCCATACCCTCACCCAGAGCAGAGCCGCTTAAACTCTGGCTTGCTAAAGTTGCAAAAGAGCGGCTTGATGAAGAGATTGACCCTCAGAAAGCAATAGATCGAGCAAGAGAATCCTATAGAAGAAAGGGATATCCCGAAGAATGGATTAACACTCGAATGAAGGGTATAGAAACGCGGGTTGCTTTAGCGGCGGAATGGAAAGAGCACGGAGTTAAAGACCAACAATACGCTATGTTGACCGATATTATTCATCGAGGTACGTTTGAGGTTAGCGTTAGGGAACACAAGGCTCTCAAGGGACTAACCAAAGAAAATCTTAGAGATAATATGACGTTAGTTGAGTCCGCTCTAACAACTTTAGCAGAAGCAACCGCTACCGAAATTACCCGTGCTCAAGACCCTCAATGTATAGAAGAGAATAAATCTATTGCAAAAACGAGCGGCAACATTGCGGGAAATGCAAGGAAAAAGATCGAAGCCGAAACTGGAAGAAAAGTTTTATCCAGCAAGAACGCACGCCACTTAATTGAAGAAGAACGTCAAAGAAAATTAAGCTCTAAGAGCTAAGAATTTTACTTTCGCATTTCTTTTGGTCAAAATATTTCCGCTCGGCCACCTCGCCTTGCTTGCCAATGTTGAAAGAAGAGATCGGACGATGGTAGCCCATCACGCGGGTCCAGATTTCGCACGGAGTTCTTTCGCTGTTTTTAATCCCGTATTTCTCTAAATCGTTCGTCATAGTTTCTCCCGTTTCATTGAAGAAAAGTTAAACCTTTACCAGCCTAGATCAATTACCACATGTCACTAAGCTGGGTTCCGTCCGGTACGTAAAGCGGATGTCTTGGCTCTCCAGCCTCATTCATAGCCAAACATTTGATATTGTGCCCACGGAACCTTTCTCTGAACTGAGCACTTCGATCAAGATAGGAACCAAAGTTTCCCCAGGCCGCCACGACAATATCTGCCGACTTAATCAGTTTGTCCAAATACTGGTCGTTTTCTGGTCCCACTGGATCCGCGGCCTTTATAAGATCATTTCGATTTTTTGATCTGAAGGCAAAAAGGTTTCCAACTAGAAGCCGGCCGGCGCCAAATTGACGGGCAAAATTGATCATACGGCGTACTGTCGCATCATCTTCTACAGCGTCGGCAGTAGACGGATTAAGACAGACAAAAAGAACAGTCGGTTTTTCTTCGTCCCATGTGCGTTCTAGGGAGTAACGGTACAGACCGTCCGGTGAAATTTCAGCAGATTTTTTAATCTCCGACATTGCTCCTCCTTCTTGGTTATTTGCTACTGTAGCGCTTTTCTACAGTATTCAATAGGTCCTCGAACCTCTTGCAGTAATCGTCGACATTCTGCTCCCAACTCAAGACATCGAACTGTGTCTCGATCGGCAGCGCTCTTGGCTCTTTTTTCAAGACTGGCGATGCGGGTGCGCAGGCGCTCAGAGTCAGCGCGAGAGTTAGATTCAGCAGCACGCATCTCGGCGAGAGCGATTGCCTGATTTTTGTATTGTGTCTCATAGTCCTTGACTGTAGCTGTAAGTTCTGAGATTTGAGTTCGAGCCATTTTCAACTGCTCAGAATTTTGGCCATTGTGCAAGCCAAAAAAATAAGCACCGGCAACTATTACAGCACCGGCGCCAATTTTCACTAAATCAAAAGAATTCATCACATCAATTTCACCTCATCGTCTCGGCGATTCATCAGCCCCGGGAGGATTCCGTACATCTGTTTTCCGTGTTCATCCTTAACCAGATTTCCGTTCCTGTCTCTGATTTTCTTTTTCGCAAACGATCGGAATCCCTCCTTTGCTAACTCGAGTTTCCCGGAATTCAAATATCCTAGCGTCTTAGATTTGGCAACTGCGCTCACTCCCAGGTTAAATGCCAAATCTAATAATGCGATGTACTGTCCTTCGGTCAGTTTGCAAGTGACGTAAGGCGCCAAGCCCTCGGCGTGCTCGATCAAATCATCGCGAATCAGCTTTTCGGCTTCTTGTCTGGTGATAGTTTGGCCTGGTTTAACTCCTTTTGTGTGACCATATCCGACAGTGAGAACTCCTCCCGGACAACGGTAGGCTTTCAATCGGAGGCCCTCCCACTTCTTAACAAAATCTTCTGCAATAAGCGGATTCCATTGCGAAAACGGTAATTTTTCCTCATTCATTTTGACTTCCTCCTAAATGAACCTTCTCTTTAATGCGTTTCTCATGCTCCGTCTGGACCGTTTCCAGCATTTCTCTGATCCGTTGTGGGATGATTTGACCGAATCCAGCCTTCTCAACGTTTTCGAGAATTGAGATCAATTCATTCAGAGAAAGAGCACCAATTGCCCAGGCCCCAATCCATGGTTCATTGAATATCTGATCCACCCCGTGGAATCCGATAGCAACCATGAGGATGATGAATTTCCGGATCAATCCTTTTAGACCTACCCGGCTCGACCAAGTTCCGGTCCTAGCCGCGGCCACGATCCCACTAAGGTAGTCAAAGACAACAAACCCAAACAGCCAATAGAAGAGGTTTTGATGTTCTCCCATGAGACTGCTGATCAGAGATGTGAAACAGCCGGCGATAGTTAAAAAGAAACTCTTGAGAACTCCGGGATCAAAACTATTCAAACGGCTTAAAAATTGATCCCACATCCCTCAATCTCCCTATGTCGTCGATTTTGTAGATGCATGTTTCCTCCGATATGTAGATAAAAAAAGAAAGCCCCTCGCGAGGAGGGGAGGAACGATTAATTCAAGTAAGAAAAGAAATTTAAGTGATAGCTAAGCTTGGCCGGATTTCCACCTGTTATTTTGTAGAGGAACGTGTATTCCTCTCCCTTCTTAACTGGAGAAGTAACAACTGGCCAACCCCATCCCCCGTTGTAAGCCTGTGCAATATCCAGCGTCTCTCGTCTCATGGTTAGCATTACGTACTCTACCGAAGTGTCCTGAGCAATCTGGAGAACAAGATAACCATCACTGGGCGCTGTGTAGGTTAGAAACGTCTGGTTAGAAACCGAGGACGTGAATTGTCCAGTTTGATAAATCGTGCTTCTATAGAACGGTACCGATTTATGGCTACCACGGAATGCGATTAGAAGTTGTTGGAGAAGCGCTTTTAACATAACGCACCTCCAACGCTGAAGTTAGTTTTGACTACCGACGCTCGGGTAAAACTTAACAACGGGGAAGTCAGTATTTTGTACGCTCTCGTACCTGAATGTGACCGTGAATGCAGTCCCTTTCTTGACAGGAACAATTCCTCCAGCCCACGTCCCTTCAATCGCACCTTGCCACAATCGCATACCCGCGTATTCAATCCATACGCCTTTAACGCTTGGGCTTTTGGCAGAAACTTGTGCGGATATATAGCCGTCGTAAGGCGCGACAAAAGATGATACTGCTGTGTTACTTGGTAATGCAGTTGGGCCGCGTGCAAGAATTGTAGGAGAGAGAGCGGGAAAGGCATTACTACCGACCCATTCCTTTTTGTTAGTAAGGAATTTCTCCGCAAAGAGTTGTACAAGTTGCTTAAGCATATTGCACCTCCGCTACGGATAAGTTTCTCAATAGCGTTATACCCCCCCCCGACTAGCCTATAAAATTTACCGAAGATGAGTCTTCCGGAAATGCTGTAACCGATAATGTTCCCTTTCCGCATTGGAACAAATAGTTTGCTCTGGCCGTTGTTCAGAGAATAATTAGAACTTTGTAGGCCATCTCCCCAAACATTGATACTGCCTCCAGTATCTACGACGATACACAAATACCCATCATAAGGTGCAGCAAAAGTATCCGGTTGGCTTGTGTTAAGCGTAACGGATGTGAAATCTGTCTCTTTAGGAAGTGATTGACTGGCCACCTCCGCTGACTCAGACTTTGAATAAAACAATGACAACAGGAGGCCCAATAAACTTTTCAGCATAATGATCCTCCTGTTACAAGATGGTTATGACGCTCCGACAGACTTTGCAAAAGCAAAAGTTGTTGAACTGCTTGAGGCTCCGTCTCTAACATTAAAGTAGTAAGAAACTTCTTGGCCTTTGCGAACGGGAATAAACAAGCGTATCCAGTCTTTCCCAACGCAAGAAACGTACATATCCGGCGTGTAGATAGACACGTTTGCAATGTCTTCAGCGTTGTTTTCTTTAACGAAGAAGTATCCATCTGTTGGTGCCACGTATTTGCCCCAAGTGTCTTTCTGCAAAGAGAAGGTCGACTGATTACTTGATGGATACCCTTGGCCGCCGACCCATTCAGAGCGAGACGTAATAAATTTCTCAGCAAACAATGAGATAAGCTGTTTAAGCATAACTTACCTCCGGCGCTAAACACTGAGAAAGTTTTACTAAGATACCCCCCCCCGATGGTTTTAGTAAACCAACACGCGACATTATGTGCTTCTCGAGCGTACAGTCCAAAGGGTTGTCCTTTAGCCACTGGGCAGGCAGCCATTAAGACATCTCCTTTAACTTGTGGGGTTGAAAATGTGTTTACGTTGGTCGTCTGTGCTGCGGCAATGCAATTATCGGAATCTGCCGTGAATCTTATAGCGGCATAACCATCTGTAGGCGCAATCCCTTCGTAAACAGGGGCCCACCCAGTAACACTACTCGTTGTTGGAGATAGAGATATAACGGATACGGACGGCATGGCCTGATGTCCCACCGTCTCAGACTCTTTTTTGCTGTAAAACTTGGACAAAAGGAGCCGCATTAGATTTTTTAGCATAATACGCCTCCTGTCGAAGAATTAAGCGTCAGAACTTGCTTTGTAGAACCAAATAGAATAATCCGAAGTCTTTCCACCTCGGCATAAGAATTTAATAGTGGTTCCTTTTTTAACGTAACAGCAGAGGCCACAACCGGCAGTGTTTCCGTTAAGGACAGAGGCAAGCGCCATCTGCCCATTCTCGACTTGAATTTCAAGAGCTGAAACTGTGCTTGAATTGCTCCGAGATGTTGCCCAGCCGTTGCACGGCGCGATGTAGGTAAAGAAATCCGTTGTGCTTGTGCAAGGGATGTTAGTGCCATTGTGGACAATCGGAGCGCACTGTTCCGCAACCCAAGACTTTTTGCTCTTGAGAAAACTGTCGGAAAATAGTCGTATGAGGTCCTTAAGCATAATAGAGACCTCCGAACAAGGCGTTTATACCCCCCCCCCGATTACCTTGACAAATCCTACTGTGATGTGTGAAACGAAGGCTCCTTCTACCGAATATGTGGCTCCTTTGCTCACGGGGATTGCGACCCCTAAACCTTTGGGTGCAGGTGCTTGTGCAGACACATGAAAAATATTGCCAAGTTGCGCTCTGACTTCGCTATTCGTATTGTCCTCAGCACTAGCATTGACGAATAAATATCCATCGTCAGGAGCTATCCCCGCATTGAGTATTCCCCAAGAACCGACAGTTTCGTCTTTGCTGAGAAATATCGTTTTTGTTGTGCTAGGCATAGCAGAATGCCCCGCCTCCTCTGGGGTCGTTCGGCTATCGAGTAGCTTTTGAATAAGTTGTTTTAGCATTTTGACTCCTCGCCCGGACAAGAAGCCCGAGCTATTACTTAATTTTGTAAACCGTTACCTGGATTATCTTTGCGTTTTTAATATCGCCTGCAGATATCGTTACTCCCTTCTTTACCGGAAAAGAAAACACATAAGACAGCCCTTCTGTTTCGACTGTCGTATGTACGTTGTGGCTATTAAATAGGATTGGGAACCAAGCAAAGGTGGGAGAACCTGACCAAACTGCCTGCCACGAAATTACTGCATACCCATCAAATGGAACAACGTAAGGTAGAGAGGTTGCTGTTACAGATTCAGAAAAATCAGTTAGACCAACAGTGGAAAGATTTTCTCCATAGATTATTTTACCCCCCCCCCCGCCGCTAAGACTTACAGCTCTGCGGGGCACAAACAAACTACACAACAAACTTGCCAATTCTTTAAGCATGAAAGAAACCTCTCTGTTTGATGGAACTACGATCGCTGACTGCCTGCTCTAATTCATAAGCCAAAGCTGTGGGAAATTCCGGGTAATCGACAAATGGGAATCCTTGTTTCTCTGGAAGATCCTTGAGTTCTTGCCGGTAATCTAACAATGCTTTTCTGTCCTCTTCTGTCAATTGAGATCGCTTAGTTCTTGCGGCAGATTGAACTGTTATATCCGGGAGCTGAACGTATCGATCAGTGTCTGAGATTCGAGCATTGCGCTCCCCTCTGACCTCCTGCTCATACTGCTGTTTCACGAAGTCATCATCCAGTTCCGGAAGCTCAGTTGAAAGATAATAGTCCCCATCGGCACTCTGGAAATATCCCTTAGGACTGGGTTCTAATTTCCAATATTTGATAATGGTCCCGTCTTCTCGTTTAAATCTTTCTGACAAGGTGTAATGGCTTTGAGCAAAAGCTTCATCCTTAGCATCGATGAATGCATGTTGCCCGGGAGAATTGGACGAAACTGCAATCCTCCCATCAGAGTCTTTTAGTGAATATTTAGACAAAGGTCGATTCATTGCCCTTGAGAGCATCTCTTGCTTTACTTCTTCAAGTGTCTTCATACTTTTCCCTTAATTAAGGATTTTCTGTTCCAGAGTCTTGTCCTGTCTGGGCATTCTTTATGTCATCGATTGCTTGCTGAGTGCCTCCGTTCTCGAGGATCAATTCTTCAAGAATCGGACATAAGTAATCATCAGTCCTATCGTTAAAACTATCGTCAGCCCAACTGTCGACTCCTGCACTAAAACCGATATTGCTTCTCGCCGTATTTTGTTGAGTAGCTGATAAGGTTTGGGGAGCTTCGTAAGAAACAGAAGGTGTTAAGTCTGTGTAGTCAGCCGATAAAAGCGCGGTACCTGCTGTGGCGTTTACGGAAGTTATCCGGAACATTCGGCCATCTGTGCCAACTACCGTGTCTCCAGCTTTTATATTTCCTTGAGGTTTTAAATCAGCAATCTGGATAGTTCCGGAAGCCGTTAAAACCTGATCAATTACTCGAACTGCATAGGCATTGGAAGCCGCCTCCACAGCCTTGGACTCTGCCGTTTGTGCCGCTGTCTGAGCTGTTTGTGCAGCCGTCTGTGCCGTTTCTGCGTTGCCTTGAGCTGTCTCTGCGGCTTGTTGGGCAGTCTGAGCTGTTTGGACTGCTTGAGCCGCGTTGTTTTCCGCTGTTTGAGCGCTGGCGGCAGAACTTTGGGCCGCCGTCTGTGCGGCCGCTGCTGACGCTTGAGCTGAATTAGAAGTGTTTACCGCAATCGTGGATGCATCAATCGCGGACTTCGACTGAGCGATCGATGTTTGGATGTCAGCATCCCAGTCATCGACCGTTTGTTTCAGCGTCTCAACTTTTTCGTTAGCAGCGTTGGCCTGAGCTAAGGCGTTAGAAGAGGTTGAATTGGCGGTTTGAGCCGTTTGACGAGCTTCCTTTGCAATCGAAAGAGCCTCCGAAGAATTATCGGAAGCTTGATCAGCATAAGCTCCGACATCGTTGATTGCATCTTCCGTCTGCTTCAGAACCTCTGGACCGCTGATCACGCCAGTTCCTGTGGGCGTGTAATGAAATTGAAATTTCGTTTTTGCCATGTTCAATTACTCCGGCAATCGCAGAAAATAGGCCAGTGCGTAAAAAGGCGGCTCATTGGTAACGCCAGAGATGCTTACATTTGCATTTAGTGGATGAGTGTGCGTTTGTCCGCTTCCCGTATTTCCCACCGATACAGTGTGAACATGGTTCCCATTCGTTGAGGTAGTTCCCGTCCAAGCATTTGCGGCATTAAAACCAACTCGGCGAAGAACATCATCTTTGAATGAACCTCCAGCGTCCTTCCAGTTACCATAACTTTCCACGTAAAAGGCACCTCCACCATCGAGACCACCTTGGCAATCCCATCCGCCAAAGGTGCCAGTTATGTTCATACTTCCTTTAGAGTGAGTATGATCACCCGCACCTCCTGTGCTTGCTCCGTGAGAATGAGCGGGTAACTGTGCAACAGTAAGTGCCGTTCCGCCAATGGTTCCATTTACAGACAGACTCGGAATTTCAATCGTTGCAGATCCTCCTGTAGCGCCCGCATCCTTAGGAAGGGATCCCTTAACAAACTTTCCTACTAAGTTTGGTACCGTTCCTCCACTGCCGTCCGAGCCTCCGTCACATAAAACCCAGCCAACATCAGCTTGTGTAGATCCCCAAAAGATAGGATTCCTGTTAGCTGACCCTCCAAGAGTTACGTTGTAAAAAGGAACAACGGCGCCGGCCGGCACAGTGATGTCAATATTTTTCCAAACTGCTCTGTTCGTTCCGGGAGCTACTGCCGTTGAATGAGGGCCGTTTGGCTGCAGACATCGGTACTTTGTTCCGTTCTGCATGACCTCATTGCCAACCTCGTAATCCAGTAGGGCAGAGTAGTTCATGATTCCACCTTGCTGGAACCACACTGCAAATTGAGATAAAAGGAACAAGACACCGTTGAAGTCTGCTTTGTGCGGCGGAATACCGCCCTGTTCAATCGGAACAGCATTGACCTGACCCCAGCCCTCCTGTACAGACAATCGCCCGGTTCCCGCTTCGGTTGGAGTTAAGGGAGGAATCGTGTATTCCCCGTTAGCTGCCACAACTCCGGGAATTTGAAATTTAGGATAGTTGCTCATATATCAATAACCTTTGAAGGATTGAATACGCCCTGATTGAAGGGAAGAAGTTTTGATCCGTAGAAACCAAAGACCAATGTGTTTGGCACAACGGCTTCGACATTTGCCAGAACGCCCGCAGGCCTATTCAACAGTCCGTAGTTTTTGAGAATCGCGATTTGAACTGAATTCGGCTCCCCCACAATTCGGATGTTGATGGTCATGTCCTGATAATCGTTTACGAATGCTGGAAGTCCAATAAGACGGGTCAGCAAAGAATTGATGGTTTCAGCCGTTGAGTTCGAAACATTCACAACAGCCCGATAAAAAATCAAGAATCTGAAAAACTCATCATCCAGTCGTGTGTCCTGCCCATCAATTACAAGGTTTCGATTCACGCCTACACGTTTGCCCCACCAATCCAGCCAAACCCCAGAAGCTGTCCCAGGGTTCAAGATGAAATTAAAAAACGCGTCCAGTTGAGGGGACGCGTCTAATTCGGCATTGAAAAGTAACCCTAATTGTCGGTATCGCTCGGAGTGCGAATACTGCGACTGGAGCGCAATAGAAATCAACGATCGGACATTTGAGAGTTTTCTGAAATCCTCGACACTCAGAATGTTCCGCCAAGTTGCAGAATCAGCCATCGTTAGCCTCCTGTCTGGAATACCAGAGAGACATCGGACTCCTGAATCGTAGGCTCCACATTCGCAGGAATTTGGACACTGGATCCGAAAGCACCTGTCCCTAAAGCTACTTGGATGGATGCAACCGGAACCGCTGTCGCTGACTGAATTGCGGCATAGAACCGAGAAGCGTAGACAGTCGACGCCAATGAAACGCGATCATTTGAACCTTGTCCAAGAACGTCATTGATTACAGCCTGAATGACGTTGTTTTTCTCAGTCGGATTCATTGAAGTAGCAAAGAATTCGATCTTAACCTTCAAGGCTTGATTCTGAGGTCTGACAATGTTGTACACGTAGGTAGCGTTGTAGAACCTGGAGCCCGTGTAGGAAACCTGATAGCTTCCGGTAGTCCCACAGCCTGCATCCTTACGCTGGTAGATCGTTTGAGCGATCTGCTCATCCTCTCCGCCAACGATGGCGACCAGAATGGAATGAGGATTGATGCTCACACCGAACTGCGTAATGACTGCATTCGTCGGATTCTCTAAAACTCTGACATCGAGAACACCTTCTAACGCGGCCAGATTCGCCTCGATCGCTTCAACATATCCGGTGGCGTTGACAGCATAACTTTCGACCATGCGGTTTCTAAGTTCTGCGTCTGTTTCCTCATCGCGTCCAACAACACCTGCGGCAGGATTGTTAATAGTGTCCCATCCGGCAATCGTTGTGACGATTCTGTTTACTGCACCGGCGGCTACTTCTAGCGGGCCGTGTTCAATAGCGGTAAAGGTTGTTGTGACGCTTCCGGTGTCTCCAATTCGCGCACCTGCTGCGGCCGAATGTCTGTACTGATTGCCAAGGGAATCTTGCGCGATCGCACCATAGGGGATCACTGTTCCCTTCAAGCCTGTCAGCACGCAATTGACAACTGTAGGTTCGGAGATTTTGCGATCTAAACCGTAAAGAGCCGCCAGAGCATCTAAAAACTTTCCTGTTGCGAGATCCGGGTTGACCATGTTCGATAGGAAAAGAATCTCAGAGTTTTTAGCCTCGATTTCGGCCACGATCAGATCAAGAACCTGTCCCATTGGCGAACTGGGCTCAATATTCAGGAGCGGATCAGTTGGCGATGTTTGAAAAGCCTGCTGGATCCTGGTTCCGAGATCGGAACGAATCTCTTGCGTACTCGGCAGTTCTATGCCGACCAAAGGATTAAAAATGATTTGAGCCATAATTTTTTAGAACACAAAAGAAACTGTTTCGTCCTGCGCTGTCGTTATCGTGATCTCTCCGTGGAGTGTCCTCGTTTCCTCATCGAACTCGGTAATGTCCACAGAATCAACTGACCTCACACCATCAACCCTATTTCCAGCCTCATGAATCAATTGAGCAAGGACGGAGGAATCCAGCTTTTTCGCGAGCTGGGCTTCCTTCCATGCAATGCCGTTGGCCTGCTGGAAGTAAGCATCGTTCGTCCACAACCGAATCTCATTAGCCAAGTTCTGAGCTATAGCCAAAGCTCCGGACGTAAGAAGGATATTTCCTTCCTTTGTCAGCTGAAGATCCCATGACTGAGGATTCAGAAGAGCTGTTTTTGCTGTATGCGGCATGGTCTAACTTCCTCGTTTACTGCGGGGCGCCGGTGCTTGAATTTCCGCTTTGGACGCCTGTGTGCGTGTGGCTGGTGAGGCTGATGCCCTTCGCATTTACATCACCTGTGAATGTTGCGTCAGCCCCACCAGAACCACCGCCAGAAATCGGTCCGTTCAAGTTGATCTGAGCAGAGTTGACTGTGAAACTGGTGTTCGCATTGACCTCACACTCCGGGGATTCAATCGTGATCTTTGTCGGAGCTTTAATCTTGATAGTTCCTTCATCTTCCAAATGAATAAAGACTTCCGGAGCCTTGCCCCAGAATCCACCAATGTAGAAAGAATCAGAAGGATCAAACTCTCTGAATGTCGCCGGAACCTTGGACGTGTTGTCTCCGTTCACATTTGAAATATCGTGTTTGGCAACAACAGCTAAGCCAACATCGCCAACTTTTGGATCACAGACGATAGCGGCAGTACCATGCTGCAGTCGAAAGTACGGCAATTTAGGAATCGTCGTCACTTCAATCCCTTGAGCCTGTACATTCATAGGCTTTAGCAAGGGCTTGGCCGTAACGTAACCGGCGCCGGCTTCTGTGCCTTTTCTCTCGACTGCCGTTACCGTGACTGGAAATGCCGTATAGACCGTCTTAGAAAGGATCGACTTTACAAAAAACTCTAGGGCATTTATGGGATTAGAGCCTGCAAAATCATCATAGTTTGCACTGAACTCTTGATTACTCATCGGTCTCACCACCTAGGATAGATTGCTGTAATGCTCGTTTTCCACGCCTGAGCACCGGGATCGTTTGCACTGAGCTCATGTCGAAGCCCCGTGATCTTCCAAGTTCCGGATGCTCTTGGGACTATCGTCTCTAATTTGAAATTTGCTCCGATCCGCAGATCCGGCCTAAAAAACGTCGTAACGTTGATACCGTTGTTGGAGAATGTCGGATACCCGATCATCCCATTCATCGCGTTAATCAAGGGAATAGATCCCTGAGTCTTCCGGAGTCCGTGTTTTTCAACGAGCACCACCTTGTCATCGTCAAAAATCAGGTTGGCCCCCACTGCTCCGGCAATTCGTCTCATTTTCGTAACCGGATCGCCTTCAATGATGCAGTCCTTGATTGAAGCAGTGATGTCGTTATTCTCAAGGGTGTATCCGATCTCCTTTGAGATCTGGTCAATTAAGCCTGCAACCGTTTGGTTCCCGTTAACAGAAATTGGCGGCTGAGGTATCAGCGCAGGGAAAAGCCCGCAATTTGCTTCGATCTTAAAAGTCGGAGAAGGAGCGGCATTGAAATCGGCCCAGGCGTTAATGATTTCGCCCTTAAAAATAACGGAGAGTGTCTTGCCCTTCTCTCCGGCAGAAACATTGATTTTGTTTCGTTTCAATGAAAATGACTTAAATCCTAAATGGGTCAGCCGCTCCATCGTGGTTAAGGACAACCCTTTAAGTTCTATCTGAGCTTTGGGAAATGCAGGACATCCGGACTTTTCGACCGTACACTTAACCGCAAATCCTTGAAACGTAACCGCCTCTTGACCGTCAAGGGTAATGGTTACAGCGACCTCTTTTTGCGTGTAGGTTGTGTTTTTATCAATTTCCGGCAGTAGTGACGGCATTTCCTGCCTCCTCGTAGACCAAGATCCATCTTGAGTTGAGCCCCTCATATTGAGGGTCCGAGTTCCCTAAGGTATCGACAAAAAACAAACGCCCCGAAAATAGAGGCGTCGGATAACAATTGATGTCTGTACCTACACAGCACCGGCGCCCAGAGAATATCTGGACACCTTCAACCATTAGGTCACAAAAGAGATATTCGGCAACTTGGCGTAACCTGATCACGCAGTTTTGACCGTCAAGAACACATGAGAACTCTTGGAACGGAAGAGCGCTTATAACGATTTGGTTCATTTGTTAAATAAGTTGGTAATACTCTTTAAGAACCCTGGTTTTACTTGGGCTTGCCCGGTATTCACCTTATTGGCCGAGGTTGCACGCTTGGGCGAGTACGAGGTTTTTTGCTGGCTTAGGTTTACAGAGACAATTTCAACGAACGAAGCGTGAACGTTGAGCATTGAGGCGCCCGTCGTTTGAGTTCGGGAAAAATCATAGTGATCGAGCGCCATGTTTCGCCAAATTTTGGCAGGGCTAAATATCGTGCAGGTGTCGGTACTGTTTAATCGCCTATCAAGCATGGCAAGGGCCAAAACCTGAATGGCGTAATTACCGTTAAATAAAAACTCTACATTAACCCGCTCAGGTTCCCGCACAATGTTGAATGCTGCCAGCTGGCCGTTTTCAATGGGCTCTGTAGGAACCCTTGAAGATTTATCTGCATCAACAGCGCCAATAGAGGTGTACGGAACGAACGGCAGAAGGTTATTACCGACTACCGCCCACCCCATGGACATTACAGAATTGATACTTGCCATTTAACCACCACCTTGACGATATCCACTGGCCGCATTCTGCAGCATATCCTCATAATCTCCCTGACCCTCCATTACCGCAAGGTAGGCGGCGTCGTGTACGGCCTTAGGATCGGCGTTGCCCTGGATGGTAATGCTGACATCCGTTTTCATCGGCGCGTTGATAACCGAAGAAGAAGCCCTAGGAACCATCGAAGCAGCGGCACCGGCCTGAGCTCCCGGAGGTGCTTTAATCGGTGCCTTCTTATCGTCACCAAAACCGAACCATCCGCCCACGGTGTCAATAGATTTAGAAGCCCAGTCAGGTAATTTCCAATCGGTGAAAAACTTCATTTTGTCTTCCAACCATTTGAAAATTCTCTTACATCCGGATTCAATGTCCTCCCACGCCTTGATGAAGTTATCCTTCATCTTTGGGACGGTATTTATCAGGTTCGCAATGTTCTTCGCTAAATCTCCGATAAACCCAACAACCGCCGTTATAGCTGACACAACCGCGTCCCCGAAGGCTTTCAGGAACATATCTTTGAGCGGCGTAAGTTTGTCTAAAAGATCAGAGATCGCCTGCCAAGCGTCTTTAAAAGACTTTCGGATTCCTTTGATTTGATCGTCTGTATAACCTACAGATTTCAAGAAATCTTCAAATACGCTCGGTCCGCCTTTGGTGAAGACAATTAAGTCATCGATAGCTCCGGCAAGCAGGAGAACTCCGGCTATAAGAAGACCGATCGGACTGGCTAGAAGACCGAGCAGCTTGCCCGCCATCATGAGGGCAGATTTAGGCCCAAACGCCAATGCCGCTGCTGTAGCAATACTGGTTAACGCAATTTTGATAAATTGGCTATGCTCTCCAATAAACAAAGAGGCGTCGCCGAAAACCTTGACGGCCTTCTCAATGTACGGAAGGAAAAATTTCGCAATTTCATTACCGATACTTTGAATCGCCATTCCGGTCACTTGCCACGAAATTTTGAAGCGTCTAGCATTCTCTGCATCTTTAGGCGTTAAGGCGAGTTTCCGATATGTCTCAACCAGCTCTCCCATCTGCTTATTGTTTTGCAGAAAAACAGCCGCGCTTTCACGTGTCAGCCCGAGATATTTCAGAGCATAGTTCGCCTGAGCACCAGTCATGCCGTTGAGCTGTTTTCCCATACGAAGGAAAACCTCTCCGCTTGCTCCTGTGCGCTCAGTAAACGCTTGCATGGCCTGAGTGAACGCCTCGGCGCTTCCACCTGCTGCTACGTTCGCTTTTCTCCATGCATCAATCTCGGACACATTCATCCGGACTTTTTTAGAAATGTCGTCGAGCTTGGAGCCTTCATCTATGTAATTGCCAAACATGAATTTGGCACCAAACATCGCGGCCAGCGGAGCGGCATAACTCTTAATGGCAGAAAAGACCTGTTTCGCCATTGAATCAAGCTGAGAAAGAGATTTCGAGGCATCCTTTGAGGCCTTAGAAACATCCTTCCCTGCTTTCTTACCGCTAGTTCCGACGTTCTCTAAGTCTTTAGAGGTTTTCTTAGCATTTTGTCCAGCCTCATTTATAGAGGAAGAAACCTCTTTGATACCGTCCGAGCCCTCTCCCAGTGCGTCAAGTTTTTCGCCTGCTTCCTGAGCAAATCCGAGCAACTGATTCAGTTTCTCGGACATCAGCTCGAAAAATTTAACTACATCGTTCGAGTTGACGGATACATCAATAACTAAAGAGTCGGTCTTTTGAGCCATGTTATTAAGCGCTCTTTTGCGCTACCCACGAGTTGTAGTTCTTAATCAAAAGTGCCTCGTCTAATGCGTAGGCATCTTCCAGCGTTAGTTGTGTCTGAAGCTCGACCAAGGACGCCATGCCGCCGTTGATTAAACGAGAGATCAGAGGCGATAGCTGAGTAGTTACAGCTACGCCTCTAACCCGGGCACAGTCTGCTAAGAATTCTGCACGGCGGGGGAGAACTGGCGTATCAAGTCGGGAAAAAAACCGAAGTTCGCCTTGAAGCTTTCGATTCTGAGTTTGAGGATGGTCAACGGGCTAGAGATATAACCGTCTGCATCATCGAAGGAGAATTTGATCTCACTCTTACCGTCCACCTTGTAGACCTCGGAAAGCAGTTCATCTAAAAGGGCCTTGGCTTCTACATGAGGAACACTGACAAGCGCTTTGATCACGTCTCTGTATCCCATTTCGCTCTCAATATCGAGGTTTTTGCCAGTCATCAAGGCAATCCGGATCATTAAATCTTCAGCTTTAGTTGCCGGAAACGGATAAATCTTGAAGGTCAGCTGATTACCGCCGTCTTCCAATTTGATAACTTTCGGTTCCTTCATTTAGATTCGCTCCATGGATTCGAAGTGGAATACCCAGGTTGTCGGCGCCAGAACTTTATTCAGTGCCGGCATCGGATTTGCTGTCTGCAGCACACCATTTGAGAACTGGTAGGTCTTGCCGATAGACGGGATCTTGATTGTCAGATTGCAAACATAGAGCTGTTTGTTGGCGCTCATTGCTTCGTAAAGTGTTGTGAATGCTGTCGCAGTCGGAGAGTTGGCCTCCAGCGTGATTGTGACCGGATAAATATTCGGTGTGACGCCGGCAGCCATACGACCGTCGACACCCATTCTGGTCTCGGCAACCTGCTGGGAATCGGCAACAATAGCCGCATCTGTGGAGAATCTTTCCAGTTTCAGACCGTTCGGGTAAAGCTCTTCAATCGTCATCACTGCTGACGCATTGGCGGCTGTGATGTCAAAGTTTTGTACGGGCATTTTTATTCATTCCTAAATGAAAAACCCGCCATCACGACGGGTCTTTGCGGTTGTGAAATTCTGATTACATGACGGCTGTCAAAGGCATCTCAATTCGTTGGATGCTGCCGGCATAGGTGTACCAAAGTCCCAGACGCGGGCTTCCTCGTTGGGTTCTCACATTTGCCGACGGAGATTCAATGAGGTACCAATAACCTTTGGAGTAGAGATCCTGTTTGATCGTTGAGTTGTTGGTTTCCGTCAGCAATTGCTGAATCTGGGAGTTGGACAGTGCCAGCCCTGTATCAATCACGCCATTGCGCTTGGCATCATTGATGGGATCGAGCAACCATGCCTCAACATAAGCAAAGCCGATAGCGTTGTAGGGTGCGCGATTGATTGCTGCGAACCCGTCCATGATCTGACGCTGGATGCGTGCCTTGAACCAAATCATGCCGTAGAGGGCATCGATCCATTGGTAGATTCCGGAAAGCAGACAGCCACGGTTAATGAAGTCAAACTCTGCATTGCGTGTTGCAAATGCGCCAACATAGTTGACCTTGAGATCATCCAATGCTTCAGCCACTTCGTCACTGAGAACAGAAGCCTTAATTCCGGACGCCGATTTTGCGAACCACGTCTTAATGCCTTGGATAGCGGACCAATCAATAGAAGCGCCAACCGCAAGGAATGCGGCGGCATCCTGAGCGGTACCGTAAACCATCGCCAAACAGTTGTAATTACTTTCAGCTAATTGGGCGGCTTTCGTTGTGGACTGGGTAGATTGATCCAGCATCTTTGTGTCTGTGGACCAATCAAAGTACACGTAGTCATCATCAATGTCAGCCCAAGCCGCTAAAGCAGAAGCCTCAGCCACCTCTGTTGCATAAAGAGTTGTGAATCCGACCCAGTTACGAGAAACGGAAGTCACAAGATTCATGTTTTGAGCAGGTGTCAGAGCATCGGAACCTTGAGAGAGAACGGCTCCGGAATCCGCCGTCAGTCCGAGCAATGCAGATACATCCGTTCCAGTGGTCGCCTTTGTAGCGAAGGAGATTGAAGCGGTATCGCCTGTCTCTGTAGTGGTCAGAATGATGGCATTTTGATCAGAGTTAAAGGCGCCGGAAACTGCACCAACTGCAGAAGCCAACTCAGTTGCAACGTCACTGAAAGACTTGGCCGTGGAGAAGTCGAGGTTCACGACCTCTTTTTCTGTGCCATTGACCGAAATCGTCAGGGAACCGGTCTTAATGGCTGTCAGTTCAGAAAGTTGAGCTGTGATCGGAGCAGACTTAATCCAAGCGGCGGCATCTGCATTGAGTCTGCGGGCTACAAAAAGACGCTGAATCGCTCTCTGCTGATTGTTTACGCCAGAGAAGTACTGGGTAGCAAAGTCGGCCTCAGGAGACTCCGCACCAAAATAATTCCCGACAGCGGCAGCGGTCACAAATTCCAGTGCCGGAGAATCTGCAGGAATCAGAGCATTCTGGGTCAGCAGCAGACCATTTGTTTCAAGATCGGCGCTCCCAGCTCCAATGATGCGAGGGGTGATAGAAACCAATCGATTAGCATTGATTGACATATTTTTCCTCAAAATAAAAAAGCGCCAGATGGCGCCGACGATAATTTTTATGGAGCGGCTATGAGCCACACCAGAAACTCATTTATTTGAAAATATCCTTTACAGCCTTAATCGCTTTCGCAATCACCCAAACTGCGAGCCCGTAACCGATTAGGTAAACAGGAAGAGCTGCATACAAAGGAACGGCAGTGACCATGGTTAGGGCCTCCGCTAGGTCGTGTAAAATGTTCATATTGACTGATTCCCTTGCAATCAGTTAACTCAAACCCCGCTCAGCTACCAACTGATCGGGGCTATTTTTTCTCTAAAAGACTACAAACTATTGTCTTTAGGCTTATCTGTTGTTAAAATCACACCTAGATTTTTCAGGCGGCCTGAGGGAAGTCGGTCCTTGACCTTCCTAGAGGGCCTGAAATTAAAAACCCGATGAACTCTAGCTCTGTGAAGACCATCACCTAGATAAGTCGGGTTTTCTGTTTTCAACTCCGGATTCCTACAATCTCATAACTTTCCGGAACGAATTCATCTTTTGCGTGCTTGATAGGAATCACCGAGTGTTTCTGTTTCTTGGTAAACCCTTGGTTCCTTGAGTTTCCGACATTGTAAATCTGTTTTTCTTTATCCTTTGGTGTGTCCTTCTTTCGGCTTATATCGACACCAAACACGACCTCCCTACCTTGATAGGGAAGTTTTTTATAAATCGTTATGAAATCACGGTCTTCATGATGGGCTGGATCGTTAGACCATTTTGTCCTAACGCCATCAGAAAGAATCGTCTCGAGATTTGACATTCCATACAGCTGACGTTTGGCAATTTCTTTTCTCTTTTTAGGATTCGTCTTACCCTCTCCTGTATAGAGGTACTTCCCACTCTCGTCAACGAAGCTTTTTCCAAGGATCACTTTGCCCATCCCAATACCGGGAAGACTGACAGAATATGAACCCTTTAAAGACTGAGCTGCTTCTTTGAGAACTGCTCTGGGACTTTTTCCTCCGTCAAGGTCTCGAGTGAAATCATCCAATTTAAATTTTTGATTTTTTTGAGCCTGTCGTTCTATCTTTTCCCCTACTTTCCCTTCTAACTTTCCTGACTTACCAACAGGAATATGGGTGCCCTTGGACGTTATCCACTCTTCCGGATCTTTTTCTGCATCCCTTGCTTTTCCAAGATCTGCATAGGTCCTTCCCAATCCGTACATCATTCCTAGTTTGAATGCACGCCCAAGTTTGAAAGCAAGTTGCTCATTCATTCCTTTTCCTTCGGTGGGTAGCTCACATCAACGTTTTTTAGGTCAACATCAACCGCACTAAAGAATCCCATCGAAACTTTGATCTGGCTCTGCATGCTGAGGTGAATCATCAGCGTGGATCTCCTGACATAGTTGTCAGAGTCCCCGACGATAGTTGTGTCTCTTGGGTCGTCTGCATGAAGAAGACTTATTCCTCTGTCAACAAAGAACTGCACGCCTACTTGAGACCTGCATACAGTCTCCAAGGCCTGAGCCCTCAGCATGGCATTCATTCCGTCGGAGCCGTTTAAAGTCGATGCATAGCAATCGACCTGAACCAAGACTTCTGTAGTCGTTGAGAGGTAAACATTGTCATCGGTTTGGTCTTTCGTCCAATCCTCGGCACTCGTCCCGTGTCGGACGCTTGAGATGTAGGAATAGATGACGTAATCGTTCCCCTCAGGAGGCAATGCCAGATTGTTCTGATTACCGTAGAAAATGTTTTCCGGCGCCACGTCCGGAACTGCAAATATCTCAAGAAACTCCTGGATCGCTGTCCGGATGTTCGGGGTCAGGTTTTGTGCTTTCATCTTCATCCTCTACGATGTTCAGCTTCTGAGGCGTGGTTTGGAATGTGCAGCGGACCGCTTCCCAACCTGCGTCCGAAAAATCCTCGATCACCGCAGTGATCAGCCACTGACCTCCCTTGGAGTCTTCGACATAATCTCCCGACCTTGCTAAGGGCCTATAGATTGCCCAAGGCCGCTCCTTCTGGTCGCTCGATGCGTAGAGGTACAGGCGCCGGATAATGGTGTTCTGTCCGGCTAAGTTGGCATGATCCAACGCACTATCGCCTTCGCTTTGAAAATTCCCTTGGATCTCCTCTGCTGGTGCGTAATACGCTTGGACAATCCCTCCTACATTCTTTTGGCCGACCGATCGATACAGCTTAAAAGTCTCGTCCGCGTAGTTGGCGTTAATTGCCTGGCGGACAATTGCGTGTAGGTTGAGAGACATTAGGAAACCTTCCAAGTTATTGAGCTTTGCAGGACGCCACTCAGCGTTAGAGGCTTTGTAGTCATCACGTTGTTAGGCGGAGTGCCTTTCCCTTTAGCCTTCTTAGCCTTGTCCATTTCTCCTCTTGCCTGCATCAGTGCCATCGTTAGATCTGATCGTTTAGGAAATGAACCAGCAGGAATACCTGCTTCTCGAATCGTTTGCTTGATGTCATCGGTAGCCATTTGCCCCATGACTCCTAACGAATGCTTTATGTCGAAAGTTTTTAGGAAGCGGGACCTAAATTTCTCCTGCCAATCCATTCGTTTTTGAGCGTAGGTGGCTCGCATAAACGGACGCGGAGGCATGTACAGGGTCGTGAATTTACTGTTCGGAGGAAGCCCTAGCTGAGCTGACAGATAGTGTCCTTGCTTACTCGTCACTGATTGAGTCCACCCATATTCCAAATACATCCCAATGCTGGCAATGTCCGGAATCATTATTCCGATCTCAAGCTTTTTATTGGCGTCGGCCTTGAGCTTCTCTGACAGCTTTTTGAAAGCATTGTTAGATGTGATGTTGATGCCCATCATCATCCCCACGGATGGTAATTGTTTCCCGGATAAACTCTGCCGCCAATTCGATATTTGGCCGTCAGGGTCCAGTACATGGCGCCGCATTGGGTTTGAGCCCACCAATCTCCGACAAAAGTATTCGTTTTCAGAAGGTCAAAGCTGGTACTCACACTTCCCTGCGTAGCACTAGCAATCCTGCCAACCTGACCGTTCGGCTGCTGGCTGAGTGTCAGCAGGTGGCAGGTTGCAAGATCAAGAAGGCGCTCCCTTGTATAGATCTTGTTGTCCGGATCATAGGGAGCAAAGCTGTCGGCGTCTGTATTCCCTACAAACTCCACCGCCAAATCAAAGTAGAACTGCAGTGTTTCGTCCGGAAATTTAACTTCATCCGAAAACGCAGGATGAAGGATTCGGAATTTGTCAGGATCAAAGACGACGACAGTCATTTTGTTAACCTTCTTCGTTCTTAACTTCTTCAACATTGACCGATTCAGGATCGATCGGATTGAGGCCGTGGGACGCTTCTTTTAACTCGTCCTCGCGGCCTCTGAATTCTTGAACTGATTTCATCTCAAGCAGACACGGAAGGCCGCCATTCACACCTGTAAACACAGCCTCCTGGCCATGCATGCGCTTGATATTTTCCCAGTCCTCTTTGTCGATTTGGAATGCGACTGAGTTTCCTTTGCCAAGCAGAATCCCGTCGCGTTTTCCTTTAAGCGAATCATTAACGCCCGGGAAAATAATCGTCTTTGTTCCGCCATTGCCGTTCGGCACGTCATCAAATTTGAGGCCGTGTGCCAGGGTGCAAGCAATGATCACCGTAGACTGGGTTTTAGCGGCGCTCTTCTTCTGAGTATTGCTGAAATTATCTGCGACAACTTTTCCGGATGTTGCTTTAGTTGTGGTGTTGGTACGAGCCATTATTTTCAATCTCCTAAGAAAGAGGCCCGAGAGATCGGGCCTCCGTAGCTGGTTAGTTCAGGTTAGATGCCGAGCATCGTGGCAACGAGGCTGGGACGACGAATAACAGCACCCCAAGTTCCGCCCACCACTTTCTGCTTGTAGCTGGACATTTCCGGAACCACACGACCCAAGAAATATTTCTCAGAGAATGCGCAGATACCGGTCTCAATGCCAAACAGGTCAGGGACAGTCATGTACAGCATTTCACCAGCGGTTGTAGTCAGCTCAGGAAGCTGAACTACTTCGATGTTGGGGAAGGACTGCTTGAGCATGGTCATGGCCGTAAGTCCGAAGGAGTTCGGCTCGGTCAGGTACGGAGCTCTGGTGTTGCTGACAGCGAGAATGATGCGGGAGTTCTGATCAACCAGACCGCCGTTATTCTTGCTGATTTCAGCCCACAGCTTGTTAATGTCCGCATAGACAATGTTTGCAGTCTTTTCAGGCTGTGCCGCGCACTTTGCCGCCCACGTAGAGTTAGCAGTAGAACCTGTGGTGATGGAGATCGGAGAAATCGAAGCATTGAGATTCGGGTCGTTTAAAAGACCGTAGACTTTCTTACCTTCGACACCATAAAGCGCAAACTTGTTGTGAGCCATCGCCATAACGTAGGCAGAGGCCTGTTGTTTAGAAGAAACAACATTCAACTTGGCCTTGGCCGCAAGACCGACTTCACGATCGCCATACTTGATGACGGTCTGGAACAAGAAGTTTTCGCGAGTCGGATACTCAACGTTCACGTCTGTGGAGACGTTCTCTGCGAAGTCAGAGTAAGGAGTCACATTGCCGGCATACTCTTCGACCGGGAAGGTGAAGAAGTTGTCTGTCCAGTCACCCTTTCTTTCTTCGCCGAAAATCTTTGTGGCGTTCTGGGCGGCAAACAGGATGGGGACGACCTGCGGGTCAATGAATGTCGTGAAGACGGACGGCACGCCGACAGACACAGGAGTCTGTAATGCGGCATCTCGAGCCATTGCCTTAACCGTTGCGTCGTAGTCGACGTTGATCTTACCTTTGGCGTCTGTGGAATAGGACATGAATCCTTTTGCTTCCACACCATGCACGCCCTTTTGTTTTGCTAATTCAAAATCGTTCATTTTTTACCTCAGATTAGGATCCGGTCGCGGCAGGCTGATAACCGAGGCCGTGATTGGAAATGATGATCGTGTCGCCCTTTGCGCCTGCCGTCTGAACTGTCCAACCGGTGTCATTTGTGGCGCCGGCAGTACCAAACGTGATGGCGCCGGTAGTCGGATTGCACAGAACCGCCTGACCGACCGTGGCGGCTGCGGGAGCAACGATGTAGTAATCACCTCGGATGGCAATCGTCAGCTCAGACCCTTCCGGGTAAATGTCCGGAGTATCAGTGCCCAGCTCGATGGACGCCGTGAACGTGCGCTCAACAAAACCGATCGGCTTGGTCCCTGCAGAGCCCTTCAGAGAGGCGATAGGGAATTTCACCGCTGTTCCGGTTGTGGAGGCGGCCACAGCAAACGCAAAACCACCGCACTGGACAGTACCGTCAGACAAGTAGTTCTGAGGCGTGTAGACGGCCTGATTGAATGCAACCTGCTGGCCCGGAATACCGATAGCAGGATAGAGACCTACAGATTTTTGAAGCATCAAAAAATCTCCTATTTATTTAACATTGTTCAAAATTGCGCTGACGGCAGTCGGCTTCTCGGTCACCTTGGCGCCGGAGTCCTTCGCACCAGCTAAGGCCTTTCGACCCTGCATGTAGGCGCGATACGCAGAACGAGCTTCGGATGCGGGGATGTTTTTCAACCCGAGTTTCTTGAGTGCTGCCACATAGATGGAACCTGCAGAGTCATAGGATCCGGCACGGATAACACCTAACACCGGTTTGACTTCTTCGATTGCGGCCAGTTCAGAGTAGATGGCGTTTCTGAGCACCTTCATGGAGTCGGAAGCAGAGCTCTTTTCTTCCTTGCCTTCTCCAGGTTTAGGATCATCTTGTGCGCCTTCATCCTTCTTCTGTGCGTAATTCAATCCGGCCGCAAAAGCCTTCTTCTCTTCTTCAGAAGCTTCATCAAGACCACAGGATTTCAATGCATCTTCCGCTTCTTTTTCGAGATAGCGTTCCTCGCCTTCGCGTTCGTGATCAGAATCGATGCGTTTAGGATCGTCCTTCTCACGTTTTTCGCCATAAAGGACGCCAGCTTCAAAACCAGCCTTGAAGTTCGGATCCTTCATCTTTTCATCAAGTTCTGGATCGTCGTCCTGAGCCTTTTTTTGATCATCAGGCTTGGGATCCTCGTCTCCTGTAGCCTGAGAGTAAGCCAGGTCAGACAGAGTTGTCTTAAGCTTTTCAGCTTCTTCGTCCGTCAGGCCTTTTGCCTTCAGTCCTTCGATGATTTTTTGAATCATCGCGTCTTTGTCATCATCTTGAGCGCCATCAACGATTTTTCCGTTGGGATCAACGGAATGCAAATCGATAATCGCCTTTGCTAACGTCACTTCAGCCTGCTCAACAGCGTCATCTTTTTCCATATTGAGAAAGTCCTTATTAGAATCGCGAACTCTTACCTCAGGCCCAGCGCGCCCAGTTTCCACAAGCGCCAGATGGTTCGCTCTGATCCGGCGTTGCACATAGTCGTATTTCTCTCCATCAGGTGTCTCACCCGACGTGAAGTCGGGCTCGAACGTATATGCCAGGCTCAACTCACGCATTGAACCGTCCTCGATCCTGCTGCGTGCGTCCTTGTCGTAAATGTGGAGAGAGTTAACTAAAAACGGAGCCTCAAAAGCTCCGTCCGTTCCGGTAGTGCCGACCCGAGTTTGTTTGTTCTCGGGGGCTCCGTGATCATCGTGATGCTCCAGATGAATCGGGATACCGTTAATTGATTGAATCGTTTCAGGGGAACTGAGTTCTTCAGGCGGCCGATAAGCGTGATAGATCTTCTCCGGATCAAGTCCGAGCTCTCGCCAGCCTGCGATCTCCTTCCCGTAATACGGAGCAACTTGAACTCTGGTCAGCGGAGACTTTTGGACATGGAGGAAACCGTTGTCGTCCACAGATCGAACACTCACAGAATCAATTGCAACCGTGCGTTTTAGATTTCCCACAGTAATAACCTCAAAATGTTTAATCCGGAAGGATGCTTCTGAACTGGCATCTGCACCAATAAAGCTCACCGGGCATCACGTTCCGACCAACTTCCTTGTCGTACAGGCCTTTAGAAAGATCAAACTCTTTGCCGTTCATCTCAATGTGACTCTCTCGGCTGGTGTACTTACCGGGGACGTGAATCCAAACTCCGCGTGTGATACCTAATCCTTTGCAGTTGGCCTGCTGAATCTGTTGATTCAATTTGAGAGTTTGGTCAATTGCCACACGCTGAGCTCGTTGAGCCGTAAATGAAGAAGATCGTCCAAGAGCTTCCACAATCTGCGAATACGTGCCATGACCTTCGTAAGCATCCATAAAGGCAGAGCGAATATTTGTCAGCTCGGATGTTGTGATGTTGCTGATGAGGCTCGTCGTGTCGGCAACCATTCCCGGTAGTTCATTTATTGCCTGAGGCGTGATGAAGAAGTGCTTGCGCGTCTGCCTCATCTCGTAAGCAAAAACGGAATCAGGAATGCCCGCCGCCTTGAGAGATGCCTTCTGAGCTGTCGAGACATCGGCGGCAAGGTTTTTCACGTACCACTCAGCAATCTGACGTGTTTCCCGATCTGCAGTTTTCATCCAATTGCCCATGTTGCGGGCTATGAATTCGTCAACATTGCGACGGAATCGATCCGGATCACGAAGAACTAAGCGGTTGATTTTTTCCTTGATGTTCCGAAGTCTTGCTCGATCAAGGGGATCATCCGGACGGAACGTTAAGGAAGCATCCTCGGTCAATCCTCCAGCATCAGACAGGTAAAGAAGAATCTCGTTGAGAATCCTATTTCTGAAGGACCGCAAGAAGGTGTCGAGCTTCTTTTTGAACTTTGCCTGTCTGCCTAGATTCGGCTGAACAGCACGAGCAGTCTTCATTAGAAAATCTCTCCAGCTTTGTCTTCATCAGTCTTCAGCGCCGGCGCCACGTTCTCGGCCGAGCGCTGTTTCAGGAAGTTGTTCATAGGCTCATTCTGCTGGCTGGGATCATCAGTCATGAGTTCGCCTTCCATCCCCTCCGGCAATTCCTCAGGAATGAAATCGAGACCCATATCGGAATCACGACGGACAAACTCACGAACCTCTTCGGCACTCAGAACATTGCGATCCTGCAGCACTGCCAGCATGTCGACCTTTGTCTTAGCTGTGATCGCTGTAGCAGCGGCATCTGCCTCTCCGAGTTCGTTGAATTTGAATGTAATGGACTGATCAACGTGTCCAAATTCCACCAACTGGATAGCTTTCAAGACGGTTTGAATTGCGTCTCGATTAAGCTCCTGCTTCGACTTGATGTGGTCGTAGTAATTCCGGATGTCGCTCTGACCGGTCGCATTGAAACCACTCGGAGAGATTCCGAGAAGCTTGACCGCAGGCGTGCGGTTGATAGCCGCAATGAATTCCAGAGCTTGACGAATAATGCCTTCAACTCCTGAGATCGTCAGTGTGATGTTCTGCAGATCCTCGGAAGAATCACAGGCAAAAATGGCCTCATTAGAGCGATAACGCTGTAAGAGCATCATCTTCGCGTCTAACTGCTCAATCCCGCCAGCCTCAAAAGCCTCTGCGAAATTCGTTTTGAATACCGTGAGGTTGAGTTTCTCCAGAATGCTGACGCCCGTTTCTCTGGCTTTGTTCCAGTGCAGCACATAATCCCAAAGGATCTGAGCTTGAGGAATGCCAAGAAAGTTGTATGCAGGACGAAGAAGCAGCGGAGGTTCATTGTCAACCAGTCGAATAAGACGAGATGCATGCACCTCTTGACCAAGAACAAACCAAGATCTCGGCTTCAAATAATCGTCTTTGAGTGGCTGGCTAGCATTGTAGAAACCAGGCGAAACATTGACGGGATCAATGACAATGAATTTGACCGACTTATCCTCGCCCACTAGCTCGGCTGACTTGTCGGAATAATTGAGAGGAAGCTTTAGCGCTTCTCCTTCAACTCCTGTGTCAACGAAAATGAAGCATCCTCCCATGAAGCCGACAATGCTCAGAGCTTCATTAAAGAGCTTCCTCAGTCGATATTTGTTCTCCTGCAGATCTTGGAGCTTTTTAACGTTATCTGCCGATTCGTCTTCTCCGCCCTCGACCTGAATCCATTCCCGGCACATATCATCAGCCACGGTCTGAATGCAGGTGCGGATCATGCCGTTCTGCGCGATATTCTGCAGGACACCGTAGCCGACGAATGAAGTCATCGGGAACTGTCCTAGGTCCAAAGCGTGCTGGGTCAGTGATGCATAGTACGCATTGAAACTCGAGCCAATCGCGGCATCATTTGTGAAACGAGACTCTTCTTTCTCCGGTTCTTTTGTGTTCAAGGTGATCGGAGGATAAAAGAGCGTTTTAGCCTCCTCTGGAGAGAACGGTGTTCTAGGAGGCACGAAGCGAGAGCCTGCCGCGTCGAGGATCTTTTGATTGATCTTTCGGCGTTTGTTTTCGTCTAGTTGATTCATGATTTTCAAAATCTAAAACGTGCCTGCTGCATCTGCTCTCGGGTCAAAATGACGCCTGAGCCATTGCGGAAATAGTTAAGACATTGACTTAGGGAGTCGACGCAATCATCGTGGGCGCCTGCTGGAAAATTGAGCAATTCAGCCTCAAACGCACCCATCCAAGGCGTTTTCTTCGGATCCGGCAAGTACACATTGCCAGCTTCGAAAAACGGCGTTATCGCGCTTGCACGGGCCTCCTTGGATTCCTTCGGAGTAACCGGAACAATGCCGCTGACGGTCTTTTGAAGTTCAGAGATAATCGCCGATCCGTTCGCTTTGTCTTCAACCAACTTGCGTAACGCTTTGGGCCACTTGTGCGCAAGAATGAGGAACATCTCACGTGTTTTAACGAAGTCCCACTGACCTCTAACTTGATCAAGCAAATAAAAATTAGCGCCTTTCTTTCCCCAAACTTGTCCTACCACATAGTCGGAGTTCTTCGAATCCTTAAACGTCATGTCCCACGACGTTACGATCTGATCAAACTCAGGAGGCAAGCTCGATTCCGTCCAGTATTTGAACCATTCGGCTTTGAATATGTTGCCTCCGTCCGGGATCGGATGCTGCTGATACAGTGCAGCCCAATCCCTCGATCCGACAGTTTTCTGAATCTTTTTAAGCTGATCTAACGAATAACGCTCAGGATGCAGCGCCTCGCCTTTCCGTCTATGAATTTCATCATGCTCAGCAATCGCAGGATAGTTGATGACCGTAAAAGTATCGCCCTGTCCGTTCTCCATGTTTTCAATGAGGCGCCCAATGAGATCGTCTAAGTGCCATCTCGTAGCCATGACGATCACACCACCGCCCGGAGACAAGCGTGTATACGCCGTAGATGTGTACCAGTCCCAAATAGACTGTCGCACCGTGGCACTATTCGCCTCTGCGCGATCTTTCACGGGGTCGTCGATAAGCAAGCAATCTGCGCCTTGACCGGTGATGCCGCCGCCCACACCGCAAGAACGGTAGGCGCCGTCATGACCGACAATCTCAAATAAATCGGATGTCCGAATGTACGACCCTCGCGAGTCCGTCCGGACTCGCGAGCCATTTAGCGTCGTTTCGGGGAATATCTCTTGATATTTTTCATCATCGATAATCCGCTGAACGTCACGATTAAAACGCTGTGATAAATCTGCGCTGTAAGACGTAGCGATTATCTGAAGATCGGGAAAACGACCGAAGGCATAGGCAGGGAAACGGCGGGAAACTAACTCACTTTTACCGCTTCTCGGAGGCATGGTAATAATCAACCGAGGAGATTTCTTATCGGCGACAGCCTGTAAAAAATCATCAAGAGCAGTGCATATCTCACGATGAACCCACCCCATTAGGTAATCAGGTTTAGTGTACGTAGTGAAATATGCGAGCGATTTACGAGCCTTAGCTAGTCTGATCTCCTGTATCGTTGGAAGCCGCATTCACAATACCCTCCAGCGCGTCTAACTGTTCCAAGGTGAGCTTGCTTAGATCCAGCTGGTTAACCTTATCGACCTTGACCGGTTCACCGTCTTTTCCAGTGATCTCCTTCCTGTCAGTCTCTTTCCACCCACAGCGGCTTTTCATGTAAAAAATAGTCGCTGCCGGATTTCCCTCTCGAATGAGAGCCATCAACTTTCCGCCAACAAAGGCGTTGGCCTTAGCCTTTCCCTTTTTTATAGCGGTCGCAAAATTCGCAAAATCTTTTTTTCGATTCTGTAAGGTTCGATAACTAATTCCGAGCGCGAGAGCGATCTCTTCCTCGTTATCACAAACCTGAGCCAGTTGTTCAACCTTCTCTAGGTCAATCTGAATGCGTGGACGAGTCCGCTTCTTTTGAACTTTTTCTTCCATGCCTTCAACCTGCCTGTAGTTAACTGGTCATATCGATGATCTTCTGAATTAAATCCTCGGATCCGAAACTTTTAACGAAATCCTGAACCTGATCTTTGTACTCGATCGGAATTGAGAGCGTCAGATTAAAGCTGTCTGCCTCGGGCTCCTCTTTTTCCGGTTCTTCCACTTCTTCAGTTGCTTCTGTAGTTCCACACAACAAAGCATTCAACTCTTCGTCTGAGAAACCAGTGACCGTCGCTAAATCTGTATCCTGCAATTCCTGCAGCTCAATTCTCAAGAGATCAATATCCCAACCAGAATTAAGAGCAATTCGGTTGTCTGCAAGGATGAAAGCCTTCTTCTGAGCCTCAGACAATCCGGTTAATTCAATTGTCGGTATTACCTTCAGCCCGAGTTTCTTAGCCGCCTTCAAGCGTCCATGTCCGGCAATCACTCCGCCCTGATCATCAACCAAGATAGGATTGTTGAACCCAAATTCCTTGATCGAACTGGCGATTTGATTCACCTGTTCTTCAGAATGCGTCCGGGCATTGTTTGCATACGGAATCAAGTCATTAACCGGCCTGTAGAGAATTTTGAGTTCAGATTCTTTCATAGCTTTAAAAAGGTGCGCCCAGCATTTTCAGCCGAGCGCACTCCAACCAACCCCAAGGAGATAGTTTGTTAAGGCGGTTTTCTCCGCCATTCTCGTCAGGAGAATTAGAAATCCAGCGGAGTGAGCATCTTCTCGTTGAGAATCTAGGCTTGCTGGATGTTGTAAATGGCTCGGTGCTTAAGCCCACCGAGAGGCTGGCGGTTGTCGATAATCATTGAGGTCAATGAAACCGCTGAGATGTTGGCCGTCCGCCTGTTCTTTAATAATTCGATTTTGGAGTACGGGAGGACAATCGAAGATTGAGCGAACGGCCGAAAAACAAAAAGCCCCAAAATCGGGGCTCTCATGTAATCGATCGGCTTAGTCATTGCATCCTCTTTTCTTTGGACACACGGGCTCCTCCGCAAGGAACCGTCATCTTTAAGCCTCTAGGCGGCCTGGCAAACAGGCTTGAAATTGTCTACTTGTGACTATACACCAAAAAGAAGCCCCTCGGGCTGGAGGGGCGGAGTTTCAAATTTCGATTGTTAGGCAGCGTGCGTCAACGCCCAATGCTTGTAACAGTCAAGGTCTTTGACTGAAAATCCGAGATCATCGAGCGAGCGTTCGAGCTCAACAAAATTAAGGTTGTTCACAACGTCCCAAAGTTTACTTGCGTCGGGTACATCCAACGCCAGCATGACTCGCGTTGCTTGCATCATAGGCTTTCTGAAAAGGTAGCGGTGGTAGTAGCAGAACACCTGCAGAGTTCTCAAAAAGTCCGCGTCAACAACGTATCTTTGCGGCCTCTCGGTCTCTGGAGGAGTGGTAGTCGGAGCTTCGGGCACGCTCAAGTCAACCGTTTCAATAAAACGCAGGCAGTCCTCGAACTGCGATTGTTTGAGTTCTGTGTAGCGTGGGATTTGGTAGCGTACCTTGATTGCGCGGTAGATCGTCTGATAGTACACAGCCGTTTTCTTTGCGCGTCTTGCTACTGCCTGTTGGATGGCAACTTGTTGCGCGTTGGTGATCGTGTCACCTGTTGGAACTTCGTAGCGTCCGGCCCTGCGAATAGCCGGTAAAACCTCATTCGTGACCCAGCGCTTGAATTGTTTTGCCTTCGGAAGTTTCGAGCCGAAGATCAAGGCGTAGAGACCGCTTTCGTTTACGCAGTTGACTAACTGTTTGCCGCCGTTGGTTTGAACCTCGACTTTACAAACGTCTTCGGGGTCGCAGTGAGTTTTAACTGCATTGATAGTATCTTTAAATCCAAGAGCTAAGCAGACCTGCTTTGCTACAAAGAGCGGGTTAAGAACTGTGCCGAGAATAGTAAGAGATTTATTCTCAAATGTGAAAGATAAAGCACTAGACATAATTGTCTCCTAAACAAGTTTTTGGACTTGTCTCCACACGCCAATGTGGAGAGCAAGGCTTTTGGGATTGGCGTCCCGTAGTTTAGGTTACGGCGTATCTTTAGATACTCCCAAAGCCTCGCTCATAAGAGACTTTTAAAGGAGGTGGCGTTTCGCCATCCCCTTGCAATCAGCTATAAAAAAACGCCTTTCGGCGACTGATCGCCTAAACCCTTGCGGGACGCCAATCCCGCGCTGTTGTTCAACAGCGAGGTCAGTATAGCGAGACTCCGAGAAAAAATAAATAGGTTCATCTTAAAAAGCATCTTTAACCTTCCTTTCGTTGATTTGTTCGAAATATCGAATTCGAAAAGCGAAAAATATCAAGGCATCTTCAGTCCACCGATCAAGCTTTCTCCGCTTGATGTTCCAGATTCGCTTACCTGCCTTGCTCAATGAAGACTGGGAGCCAAACACGTATAGCAACACAATCAGTTTCGCTGTCCGGACATTCAGACCATGGGTTCCGATGGAGAGAACTTCGGTTCCCGGCGCCGAGAAGTTTTGCCAAACGACATTGAGAAAATCCGCGTCCCTCATGTCGATTTCGCAGGCTCTCAAACCACTGTCGCCTTCATCTTCTGTGTAGTCCTCAGAAAAATCCGTCTTGTTTCTCGTCAGTGCGAGAGCTCTCTCTACCGCGTAGGCAATTGAGACGTTTTTCACAACACGGTCACGATATGCCCGGCGCCAGTTGTCCAAACGAGGTCTGAGGTCGTCAATGAGTTTTTGTTCTGTTTCTGTCATCCAAGAGTCCTTACGTAGCAAAACAGGCAGTAGATGTAGATAATTCCAAGGGTTGATAAACCCATAATTTTTGAAGTTCGCCTCAACTTGTCGTTTTCGTTAAGAAGGTCAGTAAACCAAAGCATGACCCTCATGAAAACAAGCATCGCGACCGTAAAGTTGATCCACCAAAACACAAAAATAGGGATGTCAAAATCCTCAATAAGCCTGTACATTCCAACCCCCTCCATCTTTCTTCGGTTTCGGCGTGACGACGAACAGTGGAATCGGACACTCATCCGAGCAAACCTTGCATTTAACTTTGCTGTCATCTGCAAAGATTTTCAGGGAACCTTTGACCTCGTGGAGTTCAAGAGATCTATCCGGACGCATGACCAAAAAATCAGGCGTGTACGAGCATCGGTTTGAGGCAATCTTCCACGTGAAGCGCTCGAACCAATATTTGAGGATTAACCCGGCGTTTTTCTGTTGCTCCAAGTAGTCCCGATAAGCGGCCTCGGTTCGGTTCATTTCACCGACCTTGAGCCTGCCTTTTGCTTGTAAAAACCTTTTCATTTATCCCTCTTGATTGGGTTTGTGTTGTTTGATTGAATTCTTTGATGCTGTTTCCAGAACATTAGAGTTCCGTTGAGCGATGATCTGAGCGTGTGAAGGCCAACGCTCAAACTGCGAGAAGAAGTCTCTCCTGCGTTGAATTTGCTCGCCTCCTGCTTGTTCAAATACCGTGCATCGAGCAAACGAGACCGGATAGCACTCGATGCCGGCGCCTTTGTCCGGATGGTGGCAGTAGATGTTCATATCCCCAAATGACTGTTTTGGAGGCAGATGCTTCTTTCCGTCTGGACCTATCCAAAAGGCTTGAGCATGAATGCAATAGAGGCAGCACCCGCTCATTCAGACTTTCTCCGGAAAGCGCAAACGAAACAGACTGCTACAACCATCGCCAAAAACGGCAAGCTGTAGTCAATATTCGATCCGTAGTAAGCAAACCATGCAAAGTCAAGGAGACTGAGAGCTCCCCCGGAACAACCAACAAAAGCGATGAAATTGACAAAATCGAAGTGCATATCGTTACCTGTCAAATAACAACCGACAAAACAACAAGAGCTCAGGTACAAACAAAAATATGGGATAGCGTCCATGCTCTAACTCCTTTTCAACCGATCGGTTAATTTGGTTTCCTTACTGATCTGAAGAGCTGCCCTCACCAGCAACCCAAACAGCACCAGATTGATAAACACCACAGGCGCCAGCACAATCATCAAAAGCGTCCAAGCAGAATCAGACATACCCAGCCTCCTAAAAGTAAGCCTCGTCATCCTGTTGCTTCTGGATGCCGTTGCGTTTGAGTTGTTTCACGTAAGCCGAGAGCGGAGACAGTTGCTCAACCGTTTTCTCTTTCAGGCTTTCTTCCGAGTTTTCGATCATGTAAGGCTTGACTACTTGGTTACGCACCCAACGTTTGATCCGGTTTCCGAGGTCGTATGCAGACTCATCACGGAACTGCTGCTTTCCTTCGATGGGAATACATGGGATGTTTGTCTTCGGAGCCAGTTCCGGAATGCCTATTGAGTTGAAATACTCAGTTAGGTTTTGGATGACATACGGGTGGTTGTAGGTTGAGTTGTAATCGTCGATCAGTCGCCAGTCCCTAAGGAGACGTTCTGCAAGATCAATAAGGTCCCTGAAGCGAAGAAGGCCGGCCGTCACAGTCGGAAAATATTTGCCTTGAACTCCTTCGTGGAATTCACAAACGGTGATGCCTTGGGTCAGTTGGCCGCAAAAGACTGTGCACGGACAGCCATTGGCCCTGCAGGGTTGTTCAAAAACCTTCGATGAAAGCTGCCTTTGAGTTTTCTTGGCTTCCTGACCGCTGTCGAAGTCCACATCTCTCATGCTGTAGTTATTTGACATGGTATTTCCCCTCAATGATTTTCGTTAGGTTTTTCGGTTTGATGATCCATTCCAAGTCAGGTCTCCAGGTGTGGCCTTCCTTCTGCGGTGTCTCACCGGTGAGGAATTGCGATCGCCTGATGTATCCAAACAATCGCTTAAACCATCCAAGGCCTTCTTCTTCGGACTGATAGCCCTTGTCATTGACAAGCGTTCTCCAGCGAGCCGCTAACGTTTTTCTTCTATCCTCCGACCAGATCCGGACTGTCGGCAGCATTGGAAGGCATTCGTGGTACAGGGCGATGATTTTTTCGTGCGGACAACGGGAGCCGATTTGTACCGATCGCTGTTCCGGAGTGAGTTCTTCTTTGGGTGCGGTGAGGTTGAATTTCTCACTCTCACTCACGGCATTTTTCTGAGCGTCTGGAGAGCCGGTTTCGGCTCTACTGACTAATACATCGTTAGATGTATTAATTGTTTCTATTACTGGTTCATTTACTGGTTCGTGTCCCGTATTTGGGCCTACCACACGTCCCATATTTGGGCCTACGGAAAGTCCGTTTTTGGGACTAGTCCCACATTTGGTACTACCAAATACGGTACTACCGTTTATGGA